TACAATGCGACTGACGAACTCTAGGGTCGAGCGGACCACGAGCGGTAACATGCCATCTATTGGTAAGACCCTTCATCCAGTACATATCTGGATTAGGAGATACATACTCTAGAGCCTTAACGCTATCTGGTACTCCTTGATCGAAAGGTGTTGCCACATCGATCATTACATACCCGGCCTTTGGAAAGTCGAATAGATCATCGTACAGACCTTCAAATTCATGTGCATTCTTCATACTACTCCTGTCAGGACAACTTGTATGCGAGAGTAACCTCTCGGATATAATCGTCTAGTGTTCCATTGTTGGCAAGACGCCTATCGAACTCATAATTGTCTAGGCTAGTCTCACTAGCATGACTATTTGCTGGACCGACACCGGCTCGCTCAATGCGCCATAGCACACCGCCACGTTCCTTAACGGCGTCAGCCTCATTTGGAAAGCGTACATCTGTGATGACATAGTTGTTATCTTCGCTGGTGTCAGCAAAAGCAGCGTCAATCCAGATTGAATCCCAAAGCGTTTGTCTACCGGCCTCGGTACCCAGCCTTTGCAATAGACCTCTGATTTCTGTGCCATGCTCAGTTTCCTTATATCCATCCCATCCGTAATTATCAATAACCTCGCGCAAACGCTTGGGTGCAGGATGGGCTACGAAATATCGCTCTGGGGTTGGGTTGATAATTGGATTCAAAGCATAAAGAAAGTCTCGCAACTTGTCAGCAAATGCAATGCGTGTAAATCCATACTGCTCTACGAGAACCTTTGCGGCTTCGTCCTTACCCGACCTAGCATAGCCGGACAAACCGATAATCAAATTCCTAATCCTGTCTCTTCTTCGTAAAACTGGAATGGTGTGGTGAATTTCTCTTCACCGGGCTGTCCACCCCACTTACGAATGTAATACTCTCGGTTATTTTCAAACATGGTATGTGACACTACCTGAACACCGCCCCAATTCTGAGTTACTGAGCCTTGGTGCATGAAAGGTGCAAAGTGAGACTTGATGTATTCTCCACCGGCGATTTTGACTCTGTAGGCCATATCGTTATCTTCAAAGTATGCCGGTGAGAATCCTTCATCAAACCATCCGAACTTTGATACAAACTTGATAGGATCAACAAGGAAACAAGCAAAGTCTGGCTTGTCAGGACTGTCAAATCCATCACGAACGTTGTATCCAGTAACGAGGTCGTAGTCCCACAAGTGCGTTAACATGTTTGACATTGTGCCAGCATGGAAGGTCACGTCATCATTGACGATAAAGGCTGCATCAAGTTTTAGTTCAATGGCTCGCTTTAAACCTTCATTCCATCCTTTCGACACCCCGCGATTCTCTCGCCAGTTGTCAACGATGATAGGCATTACTTCAATGTCCACCGACGCCATGAGTTCAGCGAAGCCGGGGAAGTTCTTGAATACGGGAACGATCAGTCCTACCTTCACTCTACATTCTCCCAATCAACTTCATCAATTGGGACATACTTCATCTTGCCCTTCTTTCCAACAAAGTAAAGATCGCAAGCCTTAGAGTTTTCGTAGAACTGATACGTCAAGCCTTCAAGGTCTTCATCGGTGAAGTCCTGTGGCGTTAAGTTCTGATAGTAGTCCCATCCAATGTTCACTGTCAAGGGTGAGGAACCAATGTCGCTACGGGCTGTGCCGTGCTCTGGTCTACCCGTACCGGCGCAGGTAAAGATAATGAGACCATTGTATCTCGTTAGTCTAACCATATTGGCGAACGTCTCTCTCCATACAGGGTTGTGCTCAAAACACTCTGCTGATACGGTTACATCGTAGGTTCCATCGGGAGCGTCATAATCAGCACCAGACACGACCAAATCTACACCCGGCCCCGGACCAATGTCAAGACCTGTGTAGTCACAGTTTTCGAAGAAGTCTCTCACAGTTCCATTGATGTTTAGTGAGCCAACCTCTAGGACTTTCTTGTCTTTGAAATAGTCAGGGTAAACTCCCTTAACCGTTTCAAAGAAAACTCTTTGCGCTCCGTGTGCCATTACTTAATCATCCCATATTTTCTAAGGTATCGGTAGATCGTCATATGCGATACTCCGCACTCTGTTGCGATCTGCTCCGGTGTCTTTCTGTCGTGGAAATAGCGTTTACGCATCCACTTCTCATTTTGATAAAACTTGCTGCTCATACCGGCTCATCATTCCAAATCCATTCAGCCGCGCCGGTGGCTGGATCAATGCAGTAAATGTGTCGCTCTTCCTGATTGGCATACTTCACACAATTAAAAGTTCCGCCCTTGCGCTCGCCATCCCAGACTGCGATAACCAGTTCCGCATTGTCAACCATCCACTCATTGCGCTTTTGGTAAACCCACGCGCCGGGGTATGAAGTAGAAGGGTCAACATCGACAACTTCAATTGCGTTGTTAATAGCCATCATGTAATCATATTCATCAGCAACTCTAGGCGTATGTCCAGCCCAAGGACGTGCACTGATAAAAGGAATGTTCATCCTAAATGCAGTTCTGGCAGCAAGAAGATCAACTCCCGCTGCCATACCCTGAATTACCTTTTCTACCTCTAGTTCGTGAAAGGCGTATGCCAAAGCATGCTCCACCATATGGATATTGGGAATACGCTCTGGCCTGTGCCCTGTAATTGCTACTGTTGTCATCCGTGAAGCACCTGCTCCCAAGCATCGCGCAACTCGCTTTTCAGTTCATCGATTTCACGCTGCTGGTCTTCAACCTTGACTTCAAGTTCCTTGATTCTGGCATCCTTTTTCCTGTGCGTGTTCTTGGCATCCAGCGTCGATAGAATCTCGCCAATCTCGTAAGATTGCAGGATCATGCGTTCTTGATACAGATAATTTCCACGCATCCTTTGCAGAAGGTTCTTATCCATTTCACTCCTTGCGAGTTAGTTTATTGGCAGCGTAGTAGGCTACACCCACCGCGTCTCCAATGTTGTCTGAGTCAGATTCGATACTAAAGTACCTGCGAGCGAATGTCAAGGTTCTCTGCTTTCGCATTAGTCTACCGGCGTTGGAGTACCACGATGCACTCTTACCGGGATTGTCAGCCTTGATTTTATCCTTCTCGGCTTTCTTTAAGTTAGGATTTCCGATAAATGACTGCCACGTGATCGGAGGAACCTCAACGACCTCAGCGCCATTCTGCATTAGTACAGACATTACAGCACCGTATACATATGCCAAAAGGATTGCCGTCTTTACGTTCTTAACGGCAATCGCTGCTTCGATGGCTACGTAGTCGGCTCGGAATCCGTCAGCACCCATGATATCAGACGAGTCTAGGAGCGCCTGAGTTTTTACGCGGGCATCCTTTAGACGCTTGAAAACATTCTCGCCTTCAAAGAAAATCTCACCGCAGTATAGCGGCTTGTCACCTTCGAAGCAAGCATAGGCAAGAGACTTGGTTGAACAGTCAATACCTAATGCTCTTACTACCGGCGTCTTTGTTGCTCGGTCCCACTTACTCATAAAATAGCGTCCAATACTGTCTTTGTGCGATTAGCCTCTGCGGCTGCCTCACACTTGGCGCAAACCTTCGAATCATTATATCTTGAAAGGAAGGTTCCGCAATGTGGCGTTCTGCACACCCGTTCTGCACCCTTCATGCGTGCTTGGTCTTCGTAATAGCGATCCATCAATCGTGCATTTGTGGCTCGCTTGCAGCACTCGTTGGTGTGATAAATCTGATTGTGCTTGGCGGGGGTGAAGACGACTCCGCATTCACCCCACGCACAAACTCTCGTACTATTGGTCAAGGTGTTGCAACGACCATTGGCTTAATGGTCACTGTTCCTTCCCCTAGATTCTCCCAGCACTCACGCTTCACCGGGCAATACTTGCACTGCTTAGAACTCTTGGTAAATGGGCGGGTGGGTAGAGTGTCACCTTCCGCCTCCCAATTTGCACGAACTTCTCTAAGCCACTGTAGAGCATCTTCTAGAATCTTCTCGTTACGCTCATTCATTTCTACTGGAATAACAAGGAAGGAAAGATCATCGCGGTTCTCGTAGAAGAGGAACCCGTTCTTCTTTCCTGTTGCCTTCATGTAAATGAGAATCTGATATAGGTGATAGGCCAGAGGCTTCATTGTGTTCTGACGAATAGTGAAGATTGCATCCTTGGTGGTCTTGAACTCTGCCACGACTACCTCCGACTCACCCTCTTCATTTTCAATTCTAACTAGTGCGTCAATGTAACCACGAATGGGTGGATCAGCCATAATCATTTCTGCTTCTAGTGCAACTAGAGAGCCAGACTTCTCAAAGACTTCACCAAACCTCTCCCCGGCATACCGGCCATTCAACATTGTTGCCATTCCCATTGCATCGGTAGTCTCTTCGAAAACATACTTGCCTTCGAATGCCATATACCAATATCTGGGGCATCGAGCATTTCCGTCATATCCAATGGATGACGGTGCAAAGGTTTCCTTCTTTGTTACCTTTGCTTCTCGTACTTGGGCCATATAGCCCTTCTCAACTAGGTCTTCAATTACCTTTGCGTTGATGCCGCCGCCACGATAATGACGGCCCTTAGCGATATCTCTAAATCCCATATCAAGCCTTTGAAACGTACTTTAGGCTGTCTACCAACTTTGTAATTGAATCCTTCAAAGTCATATAGACGTTCTTCTTGTGCGTTTCTTCTGCGCCTTTCTTTCCAATCGTCATATAGTATGTTCCTAGCACAGCGAACTTTGTCGCTAGCGCCTGCAACTCAACAATTAGAGCAGCGGCTTGGGCAGGATTCATACGTCCCTTTTCTAGATACAATTTTACTACAAGGTGTAGTGCCCTGTCCAGTTGTTCGTCCTCCATGAAATCATGTAGGTCATTAAACTCTGTAACTTCTGAAATCAATTCTAGTGGCTGGTCAGGCATGTCATCCTCCTTCACTTTCTCGCAACTCTCGCAATAGTTCAAGTGTCTCATTCTTTCTTAATTCAGCAATACGCACCGGGCCGTCCAAAGTCTTACCGCATTGAGCGCAAATAAGTCTATCGCCTGCATGATAGTTAATCGAGTCTCCGTAAATTCCCACTACAAAGGAATGCGGACACTTGCTGCGGTTATACCATTTATACTTCTTCATTACGCTCATCTAGTAACTCCAAGTATTCCTGCATATCGGCATCAGAGATAACCCACATTCGGACCTTACGTCCGTCATTGTCACCAAGAACAATGTTTAATGCCGGTCTCTTTCCTTGCTTTACCGCGTCAGTGCAAATCTTTCCCCAGACTGCCTTTGACAATCCAAATGTCTTTGAGTATTCCTTTACATCGACAACAAACTTATCGATGATTGCATCACCCTTTTTGTGCTTACCCCGGCCCGAATTGGGCTGAGCCTTGCCGCCAAATCGCTTAATCTCTGCTGCTTCACTCTTTGCATCAGCCATTAGAACAGCCTAAACTCTTCGATGAACGACTTGTGCTCGTTCTTGCACTTCCATGTTAGTACGCTTACTTCTGGAAGATAAATGGCAACTGATACTTCCGCCCCACACCCCGGCGTTTGGCATTGGAAATCTCCCTCAATCTCTACTTGATTGAGGGAAGCGGCTCTTGCCGCTTCCTGCTCATTCATCTACGATTTCACCAGTCTTGACCATGTGGATTTCAGCAATCAACTTATCCAGTTCGTCACCGTGCTCCTTGAAGTGCTTTACGGTGTTTGCCTTGCCCTGCCACTTCTGGTCGTGCCAGTTAAGCCACGTGGAGCCCTCTAGAACGCTGTACTCAATAGCCTCGTTGACTACCTCGCCAACGTAATCAATGCCAACGTCTGAGCCATCGTAGTAAATGTTATACTCACACGTGCCGTGCTGTGGACCCAACTTGTTCTTCTCACAGAAAGCATCAACAGTTCGGCCAATAGGCTTCTGTAGAACAACGTCACCGACATAAACATTTCCCTTGATCTGCTTTGCGTCGGTGTTTGAAGAGGTCAACTTTACAATTTGGCTTGCAGCAAATAGAGCCTTCTTGCCACCGTGTGGAACCTGCTGGACATATGTCTGTCCAAGAAAGGTCGTGGTCTGAGAAAGCAAGATAATTGCGGTGTCCTCGTTGCGATAGAGGATTCCATTGATAAGCGCTGTAATAGCCTTTGCGTGTGCACCGATCTGCTTACGGTCTTCCTGATCGTTCAGGCTACCGTCCTTGCCGATGAATGCTTCCGGCATAATATCGGAGATTGAATCAATAACGATAACGTCGATGTGGTTATCTAGGAATGGAGCAATCTCCTTCTCAATACGTCCAGATGACTTGGACTGTACGAGAATAAGTTCATCGTTGTTAACGCCTAGTTTGGCAGCCCAATTCTTGTCCCATGCGCCTTCGGTATCTACCCAAGCACAGACTAGGCCATCCTTCTGCCACTTGCCGACTGACTCCTGAAAGAGCATCGACTTACCGGCGCTCTGGTTTCCATAAACCAGACAAATTCTTCCCTTTGCAACTCCACCATTCAAGATGTTATTAAGTCCATGTGAGGCAGTTGGAAGAAAGACTACCTCGGTCTCCTGCGCGGTCTTCACACGCTTTGCGGTCTTGGGGTCAAGACCTGCTAGAAAATCTTCTAGTCCCATGTTTTCTTATAGTTCCTTTACGTAATTTCTTTTCAATCTACGCCTCTTTTCTAACCCGCAGGAGGCTCTAACTGCGAGGCGGGGAGATTTCTCTCCCCGCCCCTATAGTATATCAGCAGTTAGCGATTGTCGCCAGACCCTTGAAGAGTTCCGCGCTCTAGGCGACCAAACAACTTCTCTAGGTTTCGGTCCGCAATCTGCTTCAAAGAAACACCCAATTCATCGGCTACACGTGCCAGATACCAGAGCACGTCTCCACACTCGTCTAGGATGGCTTCCTTGCGTGCATCTGTGATCTGCATTTCGTCGTCACGCCACGCCTTTTTTACCTTGCCCTGTACCTCCCCGGCCTCATTTCCTAGGCCCAGAGCGGCGTAGTTAACGGCGATAATCGTGCCCTCACCAGCGTCAGGGTAAACGGCGGTATCAGCAGTCCTCAACTGGTACTGCTCAAAATCACTTGTCGTCATACGTTACTTCACTTTCGTTTACTAGTTCGAACAGCATTCCTCTGTTCTCTGCATCAACAGCCATGGCAATAACCATGCCTTCGTAATTCTTCTTTAGGTACTCTTCTCCTAGGAACAACTCACCATCATTCTGCTCGATGAGAGCCGCTAGGATTAGTTCGATATCGATTTTCATTTTAGAATCTTATCAAGGAAGAGCGTACCGCCCTCGCTTGTCTCCTTTAGTTCTAGTTTCAGTACCCGGCCAACTGTGCACTTTACGAATGATTCCTTGTACTGCATTGGAAATGCCATTACAAAGTGCATCATTCCAAGATGGTCGAGCAATACCATATGACCCATCTTCTTACCGGCCTTGGTGACGTAGGTCTTGTATGAGATAACTCGATACTCACCTTCATTCATTTCAGGAATCTCGTCACGCAACCAGCGAGAGAACTCGGTATTGACGTTGTTGTCTAGTTCGTCCATGGTCATGTATCGAGCAACCCTGTTATTGGCAACTAGCATGGCGTACATCTGTCCGGTCTCAATTGAGGTTTCAGGATCAACGAACACACCGGCGCTTCCTGTTTCATCAAGAATCTCCAAACGTGCCCAACCATCACCGCGCTTGATTCCACGAACCATTGCGAGCACCGGGAATACTTCATTATCAGTGAACTCATCCAGAGGACGGAACTTAAACTTAACCCTAGGCTCCAAGTCCTTCTTCTCAAAGGCGGGAATTTGTAGGTATTCGTAGAAGTTATCGCGCTCGTTGCCACGCTTTGGATTGTCTGGGAAGCATGCTGCACCAACGGCATTCATAGCCATAAGCATACGACTATTCATTCCGCTACCGCGCTCCATGGTCCTTTCCTCCAACTCAGCGTAATCCTTGAATGGACGGTTCTGCACAATGGCAGAGCCAACCTTATCACGAATGTACTTGATGTTGGTTAGGCCAAGACGTACCGCATCACCCTGAATAGAAATCTTCAAGTCAGATTCGTTGACGTGTGGAAGAAGTACCCTAATACCGAGACGCTTGGTCTCAATTAGGTAATCAGTAATGAAGTCCTTGTCCTTCTCGTTCTTCAAAACGGAAGCCATGAACTCTAGCGGGTAGTAATGCTTTAGCCATGCAGTCTGGAAGGACAACTTAGAATATGCAACAGCGTGACTCTTGTTGAATGAGTAACCTGCGTGAGCCTCAAAGTCAGTCCACAACTTTGCAGCCTTTGCTTCGCTAATCTTCTTTGTTGCACCGTCCATCCATGCTTGGCGGTACTTTTCGAACTCTGCCGGGTCTTTCTTCTTACCAATGATCTTACGGACCTTATTGGCATCTGACATTGACATACCGGCGACCTCTGTCATCATTAGCATAACCTGCTCCTGATACAGAACCTCTCCATAAGTGTCATCGGTGAACCAGCGAGCATCGGCGTGAGCGAACTCAGTCATTGACTGACCATTCTTTCGCGCAATGTACTCGGCACCAATGGTGTTCATGGCACCGGGACGAACCAGAGCGTTAGTAGCAACCAGTTCAGCAAAGTTATCAACGCCACCCATCTTTAGGATAAGGTTGGTGTAAGGAACCGCTTCACACTGGAAGACACCCTTGGTGTATCCGTTGGACAGCATATCGTACACCTTGCGGTCGTCATAGTCAATAGCATTCAGGTCAATACGCTTGCCGTAGCGCTTGGCAATTTCATCAAGAGTATCCTGAATCACCGAGAGCGTCTTTAGACCTAGGAAGTCCATCTTGATAAGGCCGATATCCGCTGCCGTGTTCATGTCTACCGCGACATACTTAATACGAGGACCGTTAGGGTCAGAAGGATTGTTTGCCGTCTCGATGGGAGCGTAGCGCTCTAGAGGCTCCTTGGAAAGCACCAGACCAGCAGCGTGAATACCTCCACCGCGCAACTTACCATGAAGAGCCTTAGCCAAAGGAAGAACCTCTGGGTGGGCCTTCATAAACAACTTACCCTCGTTTGAATTCTCAAACTCATCGAAGAACTCGTCACCTTCTAGGTCACGTAGATTCTTTGTAGTCCTGTTTGCCTCTGCCACAGGGATACCCAACGCACGGGCAGCATCCTTAATAGATGACTTACCCTTGAACGAGTTGAATGTAGCAATAGAAGCAACGTGACCGTACTTGCGACGAACGTATTCCTTAACCTTCTCTCGACCTCTGTCAGCGAAGTCAATATCAAAGTCGGGGTAGTCTTCACGAGCGGGATCGATGAATCGGAAGAACAGAAGACCAAATTCTAGAGGATCAAGGTCTGTAATACCTAGGCTGTAAGCAACAAGTGATCCTGCACCACTACCACGCCCCGGCCCAACACGAATGTTGTTATCCTTTGCCCACTGAACACCGTCAGCACAAATCAGAAAGTAGGTGGCATAATCCTTGGGAATGATAATCGACAGTTCCTCATTTAGACGGTCAACGTGAGGCTTGCTCTTATCCAGCCCTAGACGACGGAGACCAGCCTCAGCCTTGGCACGGAGAATCTTGTTAGGGTCACCGGTCTCAGGGTTTGGCAGAAGGTCAAGACCCTCGTAGAAAGGATACTCGCCAATGCTCTCGGCAATACGCAAAGTGTTCTCGTAGATATCAGTTCTGTCGATTCCCTGCGCTAGAAACTTCTCACGTTCGGTCTTTCCTTCACGGAGGTAAATCTCAATCTCACGGAAGGTCATCGTGCGGTTTGGGTAAAGGTAATCGAAGCGGTCAAGAATGTCCATCTTCTTTGCCTTGTTCAAATCAGCAGAGTGATCCTTCTTGGGATTGGTAGCAAGAATTAGCATAGCCTCTTCAACCCATAGGTCTTCTGGCTTTGCGTAGTGACAATCGCTTGTCATCACCGGGCGGATATGGTACTTATCTGCAATGCGAAGGAGTTCATGGTTAAGTGCAGGCTCATTGGATGACATTACTTCAATGTAGTAGTTTTCACCTAGCATGCTCTGGTACCGGCGAGCCCACTGCTCAGCCGTCTCTACATCACCATTAAGAATTGCCTTTGCAACCAGACCACTCATGCATCCAGACAGAACAACAATTCCTTCGTGATCCTCTTCCAGCAACTCTGTGTCGATACGTGGCTTGTAGTAGTAGCCCTCAGTCCACGCCGTCTCATTGAGCCTGTTAAGCGTCCTGAGACCGACTTCATTTTGAGCGAGTAGCGTGATGTGGTTGTAAATGCTCGTGCCGTCCTCGCGCTTCGTGTTGGCTCGCTTGTCAAAGCGGTCGGTAGCAGAGACGTATCCCTCCATACCAAGGATAGGAATAATTCCTGTTTCCTTACCGGCAATCTGAGCATCACGGTGACCAGACAGAGTTCCATGGTCAGTAATGGAGAAGTGGGTCATACCCAATTCCTTAGCACGCTGCATATACTCCAGCGGCGAGTTTAGTCCATCTAGAGGACTGTAATAAGTGTGGCAGTGTAGAGGTTGGTAAAGCATTTATCTCCTTGGCATTTTGGGACGCAGCCTAGCAAGCGTCATTTCTCTCACATATTTCATCGTAACTAGTCGTAGGTTTGCATTCCTACCGGCCTTTCTGTGAAGTCGATGAACCTCCACATGGCATGGGTTGCAAAGGCTTATTAGATCACCCATTGGTTCATGTCCAAAGTTAGCATAGGACATATGGTGAATCTTGATATTCTCGGTTGAGCGGCACGCTTTGCAGTACCGGCCAAACGTCGCGAAATAGATTTCTCGCTTCATCTTCCATCGCTCTGAGGCGATGTAGTCGTGATATTCCTTAGTAAGTCTCTTCATAAAAGAAGAAGGCCGGGAATCTTTCGACTCCCGGCCATTCTACTCACCACTCTTCGTTGGAGTCAACCTTGCCAGCGGAAACAGCCTCAGCCTCACTGTCGCCCGAAGGACGCTCAGCGGTAACCGAGTAGTGTGCTTCCTGCTCGTCGTAAGGAACCTCACGAATGCAGTTGTTCAGATCGAACAACTTCTCAGTGTAGTCAGCGGGGTTAATGTCATCCTTAGGCTGACCAACACGAGGCATGTACTTGGTTTCTGCCTTCTGGCCGGTACGCTTGATCTTCCACCAGCGATCCGTGATAGTGCCCTCATCAATTGCATACTCTAGAACTAGAGGCGCAATGTCAGACTTGCTACCGTTGGCCTGTGACATAACAAGAACCTTCTCTTCACCCTTAGGTGTGCGAACAAGAACGTTCACGTAAAGACGGCTCTTGGCCTTCCAGCCACCACCGCGAGCCTTGTCGCCTGCGGCATATGCCAACTTCGACTGCTCACAACCATAGCATGCGCCATCCTCAGCAGTACAAACTGCCTTCTTGCGGAAGTCGTCTGGATTGGAGTGCTCGGTAGCGAAAAAGCCTAGACCGTTATCTGCAACGAATCCTGCACCGGACTCGTCCAACTCCTGTAGGAAGCGAACTTCGAAAGTCTCACCATCGGGAATGTTTAGCCACTCAACCTTGTTTGCGCCTGCTTCCTTACGGCGCTCCTGCTCATCGTTATATGCCTTGATTGCTGCAAGGCCCTTCTGAATACCCATATTGTTTGTATATCTCCTAGTGTTATTTTGGCCGTTGTTCTGTATGGCCGTACCTACTATTATACCAGTCAGTAGTTGAAGTTTCAACCCCTACGAGGCAATTCCCCAACTTTGGTATTCCATGTTGCTTACTGCATTCTTAACAGCCGTGCTGATCTGGTCCAAGGTCATGTCACCAGCATCCTTGCAGCCTTCTGGGTACACGAGACCGTAGTCTGTGGCAGCCCATTTAATGCTCTTGCCCTTCATCTTGTCGGCAATTTTCTGACCCAAAGCACGACCGGGATTGTGTCCAATACATTTGTCCAAACCCTTGACCATGCACTTACGACACGAGGCGTATCTGTGCTTTTCCTTATCATCGAAGTCTGTCATGATGACAATATTGGAAAAGTACATTCCTAACTGCTGCTCGTGATAATCAGAAAAGTTACCTCCGAGACATGCTACGACGTTCGGATACCCGGCCTGCGCAATTCGCATTGCGTCAAATGATGCTTCACACACGATCACTGTATCGCCAGTGCGCTTGGCCTTATGGATATTCCATAGAGACTTTGAGGTCGGCAGGCCGGGTGAGTTCTTAAACTGCTTATCCGTAACGCTCGGTGATCTTCCAATGACTCCAAGAGGAATACCCTTGGCTGAATACATTGGTACACAAATTAGATCACGCTTGTAGTTGTATCCAATATGGTATTCGCGGAGAATGGATTCGTCAAACCCGCGTTCTTCTACCATGTACTTATATGCCTTTGGAGAAGAGAATAGTTTTTCCTGCATACCGTCGAGGGTATGAGCGTATTGCCATTCTTGGAACTCCACCGGCTCTAGAGCCCGCTTCAATACGTCTAGGAAGTTCTCAGTTTCGTCCGTCTTAGCATTGGAGATAATCCTAGCCGTTTGGAACTCATTGGTCTTTAGCATTGCCTTGACCAAATCCTGAATGCTTCCAGTCGTGCCACATGAGGCGTTGAAGCAGATAAACTTTCCATTTGTCTTTGACACGGACATGGAAGGCGTGTGCCTGTTGCCATGGAAGGGACAGAAGCAAGTATAGTCGTTGAAAGTTTCGCCGTCAATAGTGACGCCACACTTTGTCAGGACTGATTCGATTTGCTTTTCTGTGTACTGATCGGGTAGTACCGACCCGTTCCGTCCATTCCTAGATACTGGCATGCCTTCCTCTTTCCTACATAGGTTCCATACATCGTGAGAGTTGATTCGTATTTGACGTTTTCGTATTGTCCAATGTCATCCGGCTCGCGTTGTAAGGAGGTTGCCCAGAATGGTCCCAGATCAAGAATAGGTATATAACCTCCATCGCGCATCTGTTCAGTCAGGAGTTTTTCTTGAATCTCCCTCTGACGAATAAACGATGAATCATCCCCGATCTGGGACTTCATCTGAAACTTCTTAACGCCGTCGTGTGCACCCATTACTCAAATGTTTCTTCCCACCTTCCAGAGTTGAAGTCAACATCGAAATAAACACAGAACATGTCTCCATGTCTGTTCTTTCGACAAACTACCTCTACCCTGTTGGTATCGTCGTGCCTGTGCACCGCCATAACAAGGTTAGCGTCATACTCGATAGCAGACGACCATGAAATCTGGCTCAGCATAGGCGGTCCATCACGCTTGTCATTATCCTCGTCGGTAACAGCGGTGATGGAGATAATCGGAATGCTATTGCTCACGGCCAACAACTTGATTTCACGAGAAAGATTCATCATTCTCGGAGTCATGGCCTGAGTCTTGGCGTTGTCCTGCATCAACTGCAAGTAGTCCAAGATTACTAGGTCAGGGCGGTGCGTGTCAATCTTGGCCTGAATCAAGTTAGGCGTGATGTTTGCATTACCTTCGTTGGAAACAACGATGAAGTCTGCTGAATCAGCAAAACTCTTGTTAGCCCATGAGCGGAACTCGTCATCGTCCACGTCACCACGAGCAAGATCAGAAATCTTGAACTTACCATCTGACATATCTGCATAGATACGCTCTCGGTACTCTTCTGGCGACATTTCCAGAGAGATAACCATTACCTTGTATCCCTGCCTCCATGCATTTACTGCAAGGTGACCAGAGAACATCGACTTACCGCGCCCTGTGTAACCCATTAGAATAATGGAGTTACCTGCTGCCATACCGGTCGTGTAGCACGAGTCAATTGCATCTAGACCAAACGAGATACCGGGAACGCCACCCTTGGCCTCTGCTACCTCGCGGACTCGCAGGAAGTGATCCGCTGCGTCCTCCATATCGGTAAGAGAGAGGTCACGAGCGCTCGTAGTATATTGTCCCAGACGTGCCAGAGCAGTCTGCATTTTACCTAGACGCTCAGCAGCGCTCAGAGTACCCTTGGCAGATGCGGCCTTAACCATAATGTCTTCCAAGCGATTGCTGACGTACTGCTCCTTTAGGGAGTCAAGACAATACTTGGTTGGAGCATCAGGCTCAGGTAGTTCAATATCGGGAAACTCTGAGTGGAACAGATCACGAGAAGGAACCGACTTGTGCCTAACATAATAGTTCTTGGCCCAAGAGAATGCATCCCCATAGTTGCCAAATAGTTCGGGGTTCTCGCCTAGTACGACGTGAATATCCCTGTTTTCAATTACGGCACTTAGTACCGCCGCTTCCTTACTCGCCACGTGCTGCTCTCCATTCCTCAACCCTCTTGCGTGATTCCTCTAGCAACTTCTGACGCTCTGTGTCGTCTTCCTCGCGCTCACGCATTCGTGTGTTGATCTTGTCGTAATTATGCAATAGGTAATTGGTTGAGTGTCCAGCGCTTCTCGCCGTGAAGTACCAATCGATAACTTCCTTTGATCGCTCGACACCGAGGTCTTCAATCATACCCTGAAAACCCCACTTGTCACGATATCTGTTAAAGTTGAGCGGTTCACGCCCATACTTTGCCTTAAAGTTCTTCAAGTAAAGGGTAATCAGAGCATGAATCTGCTGCTGCGTCACCTTTGCCATTACTTAGCCGCCTTGCGAGCCTCTTCAACTTCCTTGGACACCTTATCTGAAACAAAGGCGTCTACTCGATCATATGCCTCGTCCAGAGTCTCGCCGTGCTGCACATCGCTTGCATATCCGATGTGAACCTTCACGTTCTCAAAATTGCCTAGGTTGACGGTAAAGTCATATGCAATTTCTACTCTATCATTTGTTGCGGTCATGGTACTCCTTAATATCTTGTGCTGTGACTCCGAAGCCCACTGGCGATCCCTTTGCGTGGCGACTACCAGATTCCTCATCTTCGTCCTCAACTTCCTCAGGCGGATCAAGTACAGTCTTCATAGCGAGTGACATATTCACCCAACTATCTGCAACATCAACCATTGCTTCAATGTTGTTTGTGGCAATAGCCTTCTGTGCTGCTACGTCTAACATCTGCGCCGCCTGAATAAATCCAGTGTCCATGCCGATGTAGTTCTTCGTCAACTTGTACTTTGCTTGCTTATTCTTGTTACTCAATGTATATGGCCTCCGTACCATTAACGGTCAAAGACAGGAATCATTACCCCGTCATCAGACCTAACGTAGAGGGTATTTTCATTACGGAAATACGCTCTAACTTCTGCCGCAGTCGGCATGTCACTCTTAGGGGTAATCTTACCATCCTTGCGGGGTCGTCCCCAATGGTGGCTCAACAACGCTTCGTGCAACTCTAGCACGTCTTTCTCCGACCACCATTTATTGGTGGGGATCATTCTTTCATCGAGAGTATAGGCTGATTCTGGATGCCTAATTTCGTCTCTCTCTAGGACTCTTTTGATAGTCCTGACGTTGCAACGCATTAACTTGGCAACGTCTCCGGTCCTCAATGCCATATCAGACCTTCTCTTAAAGTCTGTATACAGCAATGCTACCGTGCGCTTATCGCTATAACACCACGCCTCCACAAGATTCTCGGGATACGAAATCCTAAGAACCTTGTGGAGTTTGCCCTGCCAGTAAAACCAGCGGACGCGGCGCTTCTTCTTATTTGTTCTCTTTACACCGGACAAGATCAGAAACCCTCTCGTGGTGAGTCTACAGCATCGTCTGCTGGGGCACTCGTGACTAGAGAGTCTTCCAACTTAGCATCTACCGAAGTTCCCTTCATGATGAAGTTGTAGATCAACTGAGAACCACCATAGATAACTAGGGCAGCGGTCAGAATGTCGACTCCTACGTACTGAGATACATCGAAACCCTTTGCAGCAAGGTCAGCAACGACACCACCAACTACCGAAAGAATCGTAGCGATTAGGTTCTTTGTCTTAGCGCTCATGTTAACGGTCTTGAATAGTGAAGTGAATAGAACCACTGCAAGAATAAGACCTAGGATAATAGCACCTGCAACCATATTTTATAACCTCCTTCGCTCCAAGATGTATCCATTATATCACCCATAGAATTTAAACAAGGGCTTCACATTCGTAAATCCGTTCATGTGGTACAGAGGGACACATACCCATACCTGCCCAACTTTGTCGATCACCAGCGCCCGCGAATCAAACAGACCCTTGATCTTCCATTCTTCGTCACTGATTATATCGACAATTCTGTTCATCCCTTGAATACCTTTCCATCTACCACACAAGTATAGTCCGGTGTGATTGGTACAAACTGTAGGTGAGCGTGTCCATCAACTACGTGGGCAATTCCAAATCCAAGTTCCCATGACGGATTAATGGTGTATTGTAGCCCATAAGCATCTGGGTCGCACATATGCCCGCAACCCATTCCCTGTAACGTTCTTCCCGATAGCGGGTATGACTTGTATACCACGCCGCCCCGGTGGTCATGACCTCTGACGAGGGAAACATCATACTCTTCAATATTTGCCTTGACAGCCAGTCCTGATGCTGTTGTAGTTGCTCCGTGGTGTACAAAGATTCCACCGTGCCTTTCTAGAGGCTTATCGCTATACTGCTTCCACGTAATTCCAAGATCATCCAAACGCCAGAGCGTGTTGGGAGTTACATGATCGTTGTAGCCGGGAGCCTTCTTGTCTATGTACTTGAAAATCCTAATATCGTGATTTCCTAGAGACGAATGCTTATCCGCGTCTGGATGCTCCTTGGCTACCTTTTCATAGAAAGCCTTTGCACCGTCCGCGTTCTTCTTGATAAATGCCAATGGAGAAGGGTCTTCCTCCTTCTTCAATTGTGCAAAGAACTCATCTGTGGTTCCATCCGAGAAGGAAGAGTATTCCAATTGGTCATCAATGTCTCCTACGAAATCAATGGCATTTGGCTTCCATGACTTCATTACCTTAAACCAGAGGGCTACCGCTCTCTTGTCTTCATAAGGAATTTGGAGGTCGCCAATGAACGCCCACTTGAATGTGTTGCTCATTAATGTCCTTACTTGTTGTATTTGAGGTCGTCTACAGTCTGCTCGATGAACTGTCGATTTCCTGAGTCGCCTCTAAACCATCCAAGCCTGTACGCTCCCAGAACTAGGATTCCTGCCAACGCACCCAAAATTGCCAAACCAACTGCTGACAGAAGCGCTTGGGTACGAGTAATAATCACAGGCTTTTCTTTCTCTACCGTGACCAATGCAGTAGTTGTGACTGCTGGCGATGGTGTGCCTGTGATGTGTGTTGTCTGTGTGACAGGTGGAAGTGTAACAGTTGCCTGTGGCAGTTGTCTAGTCTGTACCACCGTTCGTGTTGCCTGCGGCTGTCTGACAGTAACCGTTTTGGTTACCGTTCTGGCTGGCTGTGCGACTGTAACTGTCTTCACGTTACCGGGCAGTTTAACAGTCACCGTGCTCTTTGGCAAGACCTTGGTCACCGTAACACGCTCCCTGACAGTGTTCGTAACCGTCTTAACAATTGGAGGTAGGGTCACAGTGATAGGCGGCAAAGTTATCACGCCTACGCTGACCGTAGGCAGCATCGGCTGGGGGTCTGAGGATGCAGCAGCAGTGGAGGGTATCATGGATGCAAAAAAGACAATCGCTGTCAACAGGAGTGAACCCGCTAGAGCAATTGCCTTTTTGCTGATACGGACAGTCTTCATACACCAAGTTTACAGGACATCTTTTCAAGAGTCAACCATGCATGAATTGCCTTTATCTTCGTTACAATCAGCGTGTGCTGGTGCAACATTTTCCCAAACGTGCCGCCCGCCTTTGGAAAGGGGGATTAGATGATCGAGCGTGGCGGCTCGCTTGTTGGGAAATTTCAGTGACTTGTCGATTTTCGATCCACAAATATTACAAATCCAATCGTAATGTTCGAAGACCTCGTATCTATCGATCTTGTCACCGCGTCTATATTCTCTTCTTCTGCGCTTGGAGTAAAACTTCTTTGGTGAGCACGGCTTGTTCGTAAAGAACGCTTTTCTACAAAAGTCCGAGCAGAACCTAACATTGATATAGTCAAGCGGAACTGCAAAGGTCACATTACAGACCTCGCAAATAGTTCCTACTCGTGGACTCATGCACTAATTATATCACCAGCCGATAGCGATTACTTGAACGTAAACGCTAGAAGCCATTCTCATATTCTTTGGATTTAGTTCAGCAGAACCAACGGTAATCACACAGCCGTTCTTGTCTGGGAATGCATTCTTGCCAAGACCATTGACAACGCAATGGAATCTACGCTGCCAGTTAGTAGACACAACGGATGCGACTACAATTGGCGAACAACCAGCAGAGAAAGTGTTACCGAAGTAAACGCTCGCTGATCCCATGCTAGAACTGTTGGGTGGAATTACCTTTCTAGTGCCAAGAATCTTTACGCCAGAATCCTTTGATACATTTCCTGAGTATCTGGCGCGGGGCATGTTCTCAAAGAGCCACTGATCGTTGTTAGTCATTGCATTCAACTTGTCAACGTCCAAGTCTTCGTTATCTGCCCACATCAAAGCCTTGTAGGGTAGGGTCACTCTAGAATCTCTCCTTCCGATGTATATTCAAGTTCATAGTCTGATGCCCAAACGGCATCTTTGGGGCTAAGACCTAGAGCGACTAAAGTATCCACGTCATTTACCAATCTACGCTGGCGCTTTGAAATGAAGTATAACTTACCGTCAGAGATTCTTCTTACAAGACTTCCGTCTCTGAATCCTAACTTTCTACCGCGCCGGTAGTTCTTCAAAGCGGCCTCAGAAGTTTCTGCAACAAAGGGGAATGCCCAAGACTCAAAGATACGCTTTGAACCTAGGCGGTGTCTAAAGTTCCCATTGATGTAGTAGTGTCCAATCTCAGTCTTCACACAAATACCGCTGGGAAAAGTCTTCGGCGCTACCGGCTTACTTTGCTTCGTCCTGCGGAACTTCATTTGGCTCTTCCTGATACTGAGTTAGTCTCTTTGTTGCCTCATCCAATTGCTGACTAACTAGAGTAAGTTCTACTCTAAGATCAGCAATTTGGTTCTCATACTGTACTGCTTTGTTGCTAAATGATTCACCTAATGCTTGAACCTTTAACTGTAATTTCTGAACTTCTAGGTTATTCTCCACTACTTACAATCCTCTCTTGTTGATAAAATTCTACAGGTCGCCTGTCAAGTTGTCAAGGTCAGTCAGCCAAGAACCTGATCGGTGCGAGACTGATGAAACCTCCCGAGCCTGATGCGATATATGAGTTAATCGTCATGACACCGGTGGCAAGTACGTCGATACGTGTTGCACCGGCGTTTGCGTTGGTAAGGAACATTTCTGTTTCTGTTGGACGGAACCCTGTTGGCAAGGTTGCAAACGTACCGGTTGTTGTGGTAGTTGCGTGCTTCATTAGACCACGGCACTGAATCTCATTAAACGATGTGCGGCGGTACTGAGGGTTACGGTGTCCAGTTCCAGCAGCATCGAACGCTGCCCACGAGCCAGACAATGGCAAGTCAAACCATGGAGTATACCCGATACCGTTACCAAAGTAAACCATGGTTAGATCGGTGTTTCTAACAGCAACAGGAATCCAGTGCGGAGGTACCGTGAATGCTGATGTGTAGGAGACCACCCTGAATGCGTTATCGTCAGAAGTGCTACCAGAGCCTCCAAACGTTGGCTCGTAATAAAGTGTGGCCCACGATGCCAGAGGAATTCCTGCTGACGTTACAGTGACGTTTGACGCGCCTCCGTAGCCTGTAATAACAGTGCCGACCGCTGGCATGGTGATTGACTGGTATCCATTGGTAAACGTGCTAGTGCCATTACCAAGAGAGATTGCGATAAATCTCTGGCTCCACTTGATGTTGTATGAAGTGTCAATTGTTAGAACACCACCACCGGTCAACATATCAACAGCACGAGAAGTCCATTGCAACTGATCTACAATGTTTCCAGACAGGGTTGACAGAGCCACGTCTGGGGTCCAGTCATTCTGCAACTTAATTCCAGAGGCATTTAGAGCCACACCAGTCGTGTCCAAAGTAACCTTGTTCTGCTTTGCAGAAGTTCCAGTTTCCGTGTACTTAATGGTGATGCTCTGAGTGTCCTGCTTAATGTTCATAGGACCGGCAGAGGTACCTTCTAGCAACGTACCGGCGCTTGTAACATTTGTAGATGTTAGAGCCGAATCAGAAATGTAGAAGTTTCCGCCTCCACCGCTGACAGCAAAGCCTGTTGAGGCATCGATCAAGAATGTACGAGCATATCCGAATTCGAATCCGTACTCTGTTGGGTTATTGGTTGTAGGACCAATACGCATGTTACCCATTGAGTAAGATGATCCAATACCACCGGCTCCACCAGCACCAGAACCAGTAGGCGTGCTAGGAACAGTGTTACCAATGTACCCAGACCATAGAGTAATACTTGCGTCATCGCCTACACTTAGGAATCCGTTATCCCACTCATAAGCATTACCAGAGTAGAAGTACATACCGCCAGTATCAAACTTGTCACCAAGAACCAGTCTCTTACCGGCCTGAGCGGTGCCGATAATACCACGGATAGTAATGTCGTTGAATTCACCAACACCGGAAGAGTTCAATCTCCACCCGGCACCATTAGAAATGTAGTTTCCAGATGAGATAGACGATGCTCCAAGGTCACCAGAAGCATTAATGCTAATGTCATCAAAGATGAATCTGTGCGTACCGGCCAGACGTGGCTGCGCGACAATTCTCATCTTTGTAGCAGTGTAACCAGAAGGCACGGTGATAGCCTGAGAAGCAGTCTTTGTACCTCCCTGAACAATGAAGTTAGTGTTGTCTGTGAATACTACAGGCTTGCTCTTGATTACAGTACCGCCGCTGTCTAGCAACTGGACCATTGCATAGGTCTGCTCATTAGAAGTGGTTGTTGAAAGATAGCGCAACTGGAAACTAAAGTTGATTGAGTTGTTCTGTGGAACACCAGCGCCTAGAGTAACCTCAAATCCCATAGCACTCTGAGAAGAAGTAGAGTCTGTTCCAGTGAACTTCAATGAGCCGGTACCATTAATGACTTCGCCAGCAGTGGTCGTGCGAGCCATTGACGTTGTTGACATGAATGCGTTGGCGTATAGGGTAAACGCAGAAGTGCTCGTTGTTTCCATATTTCCATTGGTTGCATACTCTGTTTGAGTAGAAGGACCAACGACTAGCGCTCCACGAATAACGGCGTCACCAAACTGGGCACCACCAGAAAGGTTAATGCTCCATGCAGGCTGAGAAACACCATTAACGGTAATAAGGCTGCTTGAACGGATTTCTCCGGTACGAATAATTCCACCATCAACAGAGGTAAGGCCCGGTGGCGTCCATGGAGAAGGTGTATTTAGGTTACCGATCTTACGCTCTAGTTGAATACCATCAAAGTCAAGAGTTTCACCAGCAGCAGAAAAGTCAACACGAGAACCAATGATTCCATTGGTAATACCAGCAGGAACCGTAAAGGTTCCCGAATACCTCTGCCATGAAGTGGTGAGTCCACCAAGAGGTAGAACAATTGCATATAGACCATCATTAGTTCTAACACGAATAGAAGCGTTGGTTACCGATCCCGTTGACTTAGCGTATGTTGAAAGAATGTATGTCTGACCCTCTTCTAGAGGAATCATGTAGTCAGTTGACGTAGCACCAAAGAAGTTGAAGTTAGATGCAGCAATGTTTGCAGTGAATCTTGCATACTGGTTGCTGAACTTTGCACCGCTTGTCTGAATAGAGAAGGTGTTGTTTGCACCAGCGGTGATTGCTCCTGTTGTGTATGCTGTTGGGTTGAACTCAAAGTCTGCATACATTGGAGGAATGATGTTCTGGCTATCCTGAATTGCCAGCGCACCCGCTCTTACAGTACCGCTGTTAATTTCAAATAGACCCTTACCAATCTTCCATCCAGTGCTACCGGCGACATAATCAAATGACTTGATTGTTCCTAGAGAGTCGGCAGAGCGACCAATGGTCAAATCACCAATGATTGCAGAACCAGTCTTTAGAGTCTTTGCATCAATGGTCCCATCGTTTACCTCTAGGCCCGTTGCATCAAGCCGGTATCCGGTTGAACCAATGGCATAGTTGTTTGAACGAAGTGCAGCAGTAGAGTCAATAACAATTACACCACCGGCACCAATAGTTAGAGTTGTCGCACTAACGGTTCCACCCTTTAGGACAGAAGCACTAACGGTGTTTCCAGCACCTTCAATTACAAGGCCAGAGGTTGACAACTTGAATCCAGTTGATCCGGCTGTGTAACCGGCAGACTGAATTGCACCGCCAGTTCCAATGTTTAGGGTGTTGATGAAACCTGTACCAGCAGTAATCTTGTTTGCATCAAGGTTAGCGATTACCTGACTTGCAATTGCCTCAGAGACCCATGCAGTACCGCTAAACTTCCACTGACCAATGACGTTGTTTGAACCGTCGATCTGCCACCACAAGTCACCGGCGACATATCCAGTTGTACCGGATGCAGCAGAAGTTGATCTAATGATCTTATTCTTTCCGGTGGCAGTTGCGTATGCCAAATCAGCCTGTGTCTGAGCGGCACCGGCTGTAGATAGAGAAACAGATGCAATTGCGTGCTTTCCTGTTGCAGAAGGATAGTTTAGAATCCAGCCTACCTTCATCTTGGCAGTGCCGGGAGGCATACCGGTTGCCCAAGTTGCTGAGCCACCAGAGGCTAGGGCCTGTTGGGCAGGAGTCATTGCACCAGCAGTGAATACGTCAGAATATGCAGTCCACGTTTCAGGAACGGTTACGTTCTGAACAGTTGGCATATAGACAAATGATCCACCAGAAGATGCATTGGATACAGAGGTTCCAGCAGGACGAGCGGGACCACTATATGGAGCAGTCAAGGTAATAACGTTACCAGAGATACCACCATCGGCCCACATACCTGATGTTGCATTGAAGTATGAAGTGGTGCTTCGACTATAGGTTCCAGTAGGCCATGCCTTACCGGCAGGATCAACATAATCCCAGAAGATGATATTTCTTAGATAGGCTACTCCACCGGCAGGCTTAGCAGCAGAACCCCACCAGTTTGCAGAACTGGTCAAGGTAATTGTAGTATCGCCGGGGTTCAATGCAGCCGCTAGGGTTGTCGTTGTACCCGTAATGTACATGTAGTTGTTTGGAGCGATGGAGTTATTGAAAGCATCGTAAGGCGCTAGGAATCCATACATGCTTGTTGTCACACCGGCAACAGTCTGGCGCGCTTGGAATGAGAACTTATACTGCTTTGATGGATCAAAAGGAATGAACTCATCAATGGTTCGATTAGTGTTAGCAGTAGTCTTAGTCACGAAAGAGCCGCTTGCCCCGGTAGGAGCATCTGTTGCCGAGTAGTCAAAGGAAGCAGCAAAGTTATAGTTGTTTCCCATGAAGCCAGTACCGTTAGTCACAAGGTCTGATCCCTGAGAAGCAATGTATGTCATTGAAACATTTCCAGTTACCGCCCACGCGCTACCGGTCCAATACTTCTCAAATCCAGTTGAAGTGTCCATCCATACGTCATTAGCATTTGGTGATGATGGAGCGGTGTTTGAAACGGTGTACTTGCTTGGAATGGCAAATGCGTTGGTTGCCTTGTTAACGCTTGCAGAGTAAGCAGAAGTAAGACCCTGTGAGTCTACCGCACGTACGCGAGCGTAGTAGGTAGTGCTTTCTGCAAGACCATTGATAGAAATAGAGGTGGAGCCAGTACGGTATTGTAGAACACCAGTGGTGAATCCAGAGTTGGTTGCTACTGTAACGTCATATGTACCGGCGTTGTTCTTAACATCATCTTCTGTGTTCTCGTTCCATGAAAGACGAACGTTGTCCTTACCAGTTTCAATAGCAAGGCCGGTAGGAGTTGCAGGAGCCACATTTGCCTGAGCAGTTACATTGACAATGCTTGTCCAGTTTGAATAGTTTGCAGAGAAGTCCTTAGCACGAATACGAATGTCATACGCCTTGTATGGCACAAGTCCCTGAATGGTTGTGCTGGTTAGAGACTTATCAACATTTGCATACTGCCAGTCATTCACCGGCGATGCTGTCTGACGGAATGCTACTACATATGAGTCAAGGTCGGTATCAGAAACGCCTGTCCATGTTACTGCCATAGATGCAGTCTTACCGTCAACAGCATTGGTCAGCGTACCGGCCAATCCGGTAGGAACAGCAGGAGCAGTTGAGTCAACAGATACAGGAGAGTTTGGCTTGATTGGACCAACGATATTAGATGATGCCGATTCTGTACCGAATACATCAACAGCAACAACTCTGTACCAACGGTTATTTACATAGTCAGTAGACTGAATGGCAACACGAGTAGCAGAGCCAGACCAGATTAGGGTTGGCTGAGAACCCGATGCGGTGCCGCTGTAAAGACGGTACTGGAGTAGGTCGATATCTGAAACACCGTTCCAAGAGAAGTCGAGAGAGTCAACACCAACACTGCCTGTAAGGCCCGTAGGAGCCGCAGGAGCGGCGTTAGTTTGGGAGACGGTCGAAGTATAGGCCGAGGCATTTCCTGCCGTGTCAACGGCGCGTACGGCCATTTGGACGTTGTTCTGAGGCGTTCCGAAGACTGAGACATTCTGGGCGAATGGGAATTCAAACTTAGTGTCAGTAACGGCAAAGGTTGCTGTCTGAATAGAGCCAGATGAAGTGATCCTTACTTCATATCTATCAAGGTCGGATGCAAGAGAGTTGTCAGATGACTGAGTTACGGCATCCCACTTTAGGATGAATGACGTACCGGCCATTGATCCAACAGGGTTGGTTGGAGTCTTTGGGGCAAGGGTGTCACCAGACGTGGTAACTGAATAGTTACGTGACCATTCTGAATAGTCTGCACCTGTCTTTGAGCGTGCCTTAATAATAAGGTTAGTGCCAGCAGGCTGATTAGGGATTACAATTCTCATAGAGTTAGGTCCAAGGTGTATTCGACGTCAAGGGGCACACCGGTTGCCTTGGTTACCGGTGATCCCAATACTGTTCTGCTGACTAGAGTTTCTACTTGATTGTAGGTGTCCTTGTCATCAATTCTAAATCCATCAAAGTCAACGCTCGCTGCTCCACCGGCCCCGGCAGTTGCAGAAACAGCAACCTGAGTAATGTTCGCCCATGAAGGCGTTCCAGTTGCAACGAAGTTTCCCTTGTTGAATGTTGCAATGTTGTAGGTGGTTGCTGGGCTGTTAATGGTGTAAGTGTAGTAGTTTGTTGCGTCCGTGTAAAAACGAATGAACACGCTGGATGCATTTGCGTTGTTGCTACGGTACGCCAACTTCATATCATCAGAAGTGGAGTATCCAGAAAAGTCTAGCGCGGTATCAAGCGTTACGGTTGACGTGGTTGACGCACTAGGAGCAAGTCTCAGGTTGGCAGCGCTGACACGAGCATTAGTCGTGTTATATGTACCAGCGCTCCAATTCTCTAGCGTGTTGTCAAAAGTTAGAACTAGGTTCGAACTGTACAGAGGAATCTGCTCGTTGTAGTAATTGGATAGACCAACTTCATAGAATGATCCGGCTACGGTTTCGTCAAGTCTAGCCTTGAACACCAGCCATGTATTAGCATAGTCAGGTGAAATCAAACTGACAGGAGCCTGAACACTTTCAAAGTTAAGAGTTAGATCATTAGCAGAAGCAGCAGTAGCGCCAACGCCAAGTCTAATAGACTTTCCAAAGTGTCCTAGGTATCCTGCAAGGTAGCGAAGAATAGCGGCCTTACCCAAGTTCGTAATGAGGTTTTCCTCTTCATGGATAAGAACACCATCCTGATAAAATCTGTAAATGCCCTTCAAGCCTTAGTCACCGCCACATCAAAAGTTTCTACACCGGGCAAGTCTGGGATATCAACTACGATATCAACCAAATACCCTCCACCAACACTCGTCTTAACAGTTTGTGACACGACAGTTAAACCCTCAGGGATTGGCAATGTATCGTGCACTTCGGGAGTAATCGAAGACCAAGTTTCATCCTCATCGGGAGTGTCGATCACCAATTCATCAGTTACAGAATCAGGATCGGAAAACTCAGTAATATTCTCTTCTCCGTCAGAAATGTCATCCTTATCGATGTATCGAATGTCATAAACGTTTGGGGGGAGAAAGAACTGAGGATCAATATACGTCTCGTCTCTCTTTTCAACCATTTCTCCATTATATGGGAACGGGTTAGCGTGCGTCAAATTTTTGCACGACGCAATACGAGACTGGTGTCCATTCCACCATCACTGTAACTATTGTTGACAGCGACCACGAAATACTTGTGTGTGGCAGTGGTCATATTAGCCGGTGAATATTCAACGCCGACTACATCACCAATCTGGATTAGAGGATTGGCAAATGTCTCTACGTTTAGTTCGTCCATTCCACCGGCCCAATGCAATGTGATCCAATCTCCAAGAGCCTTTGCAGATGCTTCGCTCTGAATCAATGTCGAGTCAATTTCTAGTTCGACTTCTCCACGTCTTCTAATGGCAGCCTCATTCTTAACATCTACCTTCTTTGGAGAATCGGCAACATTGATGGTGCGTCCATAAATCATCATCTTCTGCTCGACCGGGTTGTCAGGTCCAAACGTTACCGCGTCTGTTCCATTCAGAACAGCATTGTATCGGTGAGTGTTGGCTAGAATAAACTTAGCACCAAATGCAGTACCGTTGTACTCTGGGCAGATGGCCTGAGAGTCATTAGAGAAATACAGGCGAGAATGCATTACTGGTGTTTCGAACTTAACGGCCATTTCACGTACCTCGTGTACGCCCGCGCCGAATTCATCAACGAACAACTGATTGTATCGCTGGTTGAAATACACCTTCTTCTTTCCAGAGATACGGTAGGTGCTTCTAGTGTTGTAAGTCCATTCCTTTGTCAACTGCGTCGAAACGTATCCCTTCTTGATTCGATCATAAATAGTAGAGTTGTCAAATGAAATAACCTCGTTGCTTGACACTCCATATAGATACTCAAAGTCAGCGTTGGTGTATCCGCGAGAGAACACTCCCCAGCGGCCCGTGTTGCCCGTAGGAGGCATGTTAGCAGTCGGAACATTTACGCTCATCTGTAGGATGCCATTGATAAAGATGTTGAACGTAGGGCTGCCTCCTGTGCCGTAGGAAACCTGAACGTCTAGGTCATACCAAGCGTTCGTGGCAATTGCTACTGGAACACCCTTACCGTTGTTTGGTCCAAATCTCTTAATTGTTCCATTGGCATAGCGGACGTAGAAGTTCAACTCATTGACTGTATTTCTGGCTGCCGCGTTTCTTGCGTAATTAGCAGTCTGGAATAGTTCAATGTAGTATCCTGCTTCGTTACCGGCAGAGCCAAGGTTCAAAGCCATACCGGCACCATAGCCACCACTATTGGTAATCATCATTCTGGTTCCGTAGTAGTAGTTCGCAGAATCAAGTTCGCTACCACGAGAAACTACATACCATGAGTTAGGCTTGAACGTAGAGTTGGTGGTAATACGAGCGCGTCCAAGGTCGGGAACCTGACGCCATCCGTTGTTCCACACAAAGCCTGCTCCCGAGCCAGTCTTTACACGCCCGGTATATCCTGCCACGTCAATTGCGTGAGCCTTAGGAACGCTGCTCCATAGCCCTCTGTTGGCAAGTCCCATCCACAGGTAGCCGTTGAAGTGATTCATGAATGCCTTTGTTGGGCTCAACTTATCCAAGGCAACCTTTTCATCGTTGCTTGTAATGTACTTGGCTTGCAGCACACCGGCATTGTCGTAGTAGTTATATCCCTTGGCGGTGTATCGCATGAACTCACCCTCAATTTCAACAATACCTGAATAGGGCCATGTTGGTGCATCTGTTGGTCTAATCCTCATGCTCTGAGAAGTAGTGGTCAGGGCAGCGGTCAACTGAGTAGAGCGTAGCACAAAGTCACCGTCTGGCGACCATACCTGACTCATTGGAATGACTCCCTGAGTATCCTTGGAAATCTCAGTCTCATACCAGTTTACAGTCACGTGGTTTGCTTCGAAATCATTGCTGTGCTTTAGACTCACAATGTTTGCTAGGTCAGAACCATTAAGGCTACGGTTCAATGTCCAAACAGGGGGATACAATACGGTTGACTTGTAAGCAACCGTTCTCGTCTTGATCTGCAACACTCCGTATTCATCAAACCATGCTGCTGTTTGCGTCGCCTCGGTTACCTCTGCAATTACCTCCCATGCAGTCTTCGTACCGTCAATCCAGTAATAAGGGATAGTAGTTGCTGG